ATCCCCACAAGGTCATTTGGAGTTTTTACCAAAAGCCTGAAGTGTGCGACTCCGTATTCAAACTGAGCCTTACTGTACCCCCAATTATCAGGATCAATATCACTATCATCTATAACAAATGCCCTTTCTTTTCCAAAGCACAGCAACCTATCACCAAACTCAATTGCCCCGACAAGGCCTGAGGCATCTCCTGTGTCAATATTTATCTTAATAACCGAAACATCTGAAAAGTCCGCTTCTGTAGATCCATCATTGAGCTTTGAACCATAAACAGCATAATCCGCTATAGCCCAAAGTCTCTCACTCAATCCCCGGCCATGTTTGACAAGTTGTATCGGAAAACCGGTTCCTGCCCAATCTGACGAAGGTTCTGCAAGGTCTGTAGTATTTCCGGCCCCGGTCCATACTTGAGGGATACCTCCACCACTAATATAAAGTTCATTATTTAATATCTCAAAATGAGGTTTTGCATCTGTCCCCCATGTTGTATGTTGTATTTCATCTGATTCGCCGCTCCATATTTTTCCATCGTCAGTAACGACAACCTCAAATTGATTGCCATTTTCCAAGCGGAAATCGTACGCACCCATGATTCTAGCACCACCATATCCGGTTGTGACGGTCTTTGTGGTCCCTCCCCTTGTTCCCTTTCCTGCTTCATGCAGGTTTACATTTCTTGAAGGATCAACCGACGCTTCCGGGGGGATCTCATCAATATTAGGATTATGGTTAAACCCTCCCCTATTACATGGGACTTGATAAATTAAATCAGGCATTATCTGTATCCATCATTGTTAATGTTGTATCTTCTACCGCCTTCGACGAGAAGCCCGCTATCCATTCCTATCTCTGAAACAGGGATTCTATTGAGTCCCTTAATGATCTTCTTTGTTCTGTTAGCTTCGGCGTAAACAGACTGAGGAAGTTCTTGGGCATATTCAGGTGCGAGAAGTACCGCCAAATTGTAACCAAAAGCCAATTCAAACTCATCGGAGAGATTTATCGTATCTGTTACAAGCGTTGGTGCGACAAGTGGCTTCCATGAATCCATAAAGAGTTCTTCTGCGTTAGCAGGGACGTAATAGAGCTTGATTGTACCCAGTGGATAGTCTGACCTATAGTAAAGCTGATAAGGCCGTCCCTGCGTCGTTTTGAGCGTACTACGGTTATATTCATAAATCTCTATAATCTCAACCTTGAAATCGTTGTTATTTGTATCTCGAATATAAGCTCGTTCAACCTTCAAAGGTCTTACTGTATCGAAGTCACCACCTGAACCGATTGAATACTCTCCATCCCCGGCTGTAAGGGTAAAGCTTTCCGACACAACGGTAGGCACCAAAAGCCGCTCTGTACTCCATGATGAAATCATAGACTTGAAGACATCAAAGGCTTCTGTCTCTTTGACATCACCATCTACATCTTCGCCTTGGGCGATAACCTGGGCTATCCTTAAGGCTCTTTTTATTACACTCCTGCCGGTCATTTACTTACACTTGTCTGGATGATCCGCCCATCCTGCGTCAAGCCCGTCAAGTTCACTGTTATTAAATATTTGTCCTTGTGGGGCTAATGTTTTGTGATATCTACAGGTTCTCAACTCAACCTTGGGTACTTGGTCCTTATTTTCCATTACAAGGCTTCTCAATTCAGCATTTTCAGCTTCGAGAGTATCGAGTCTTTTCTTCAAGTCTTCAAGGTCGGTTTCTTTTAGACGTAAACTATGTTTATCCTGATAGACATTTTCACCATAAGTGCTATTGATAAATTCAAGAACTCGATCATAAGCCTCCCTTGTTTTTGCCTTATCGGTACTATCAGCCTGTTCCTTGTTGAGACACTCTCTTGTAAAAGCAGCATGGTTTAATCCTGTACTTCTCAAGAGGTTTTCTGCTATCTCTAATTCTTTGGTTTCATTCACGTGTTTTCTCCTGTGTTAGTTTATAGAAACATACTTTCCTTCAAATATCCCATTATCTCCGTTTTGCTCTTCAAGGGCTTTTTTTAACGGCCCTGATACTGCAACAACTTCCCAATTATCATCCACCGTCATTGCATTCAATAGCCCTCCGCTTTTATCTTTAAATATTTCAGGATAATCTTTCAGGAAAGGTACAAGGGTTTCACATTGATGTATGTATGGTAATCTCGTCTTGTAATCGTGATTGTTTGCCCTTATTATCAACAAGTCCTGCGGGGCCTCATCTCTGTCTACATGGTCACTGTCAACAAACGACCCCTCACAACCGAAAAAAGTAATATCCGTATATCCCATTCTTATAGCTAACGTAGGCATCCTCCCTGCGGTAGATGTTCCACCGCCAATACCGTCAAGTGCCGTTTCTATCAAGTCGAAGACCCTAACATTTTTACCTTTTATTTTTTCCATCATATCGGGATGACAGCATGTAGCCAATAAGATAGACTCAACTGGCGTGTCTATTATAAGTTCCGGGTCTATTGCAATCATGGTTGATTCAATGCCTTGATTATGAAGCCATGCGGCGGTATAGTTTACCGACCATATATCGCCGTCCCACCCCTTCAACTCCTTAAGATGATCTTGAAGAGAAGGTGAACCCCCGACAATCGCCAGCTTTCCACCATGCGGCTTGACATATTCTACCCTAGAATAATCCGGGCAGTTACGGGCATATCCCTTTAATTCATCTTTTGTCATACGACAATGAGGAACCATGTCAATACGGAAGGGGCTTTCGCCCCCTCCTGTTGAATTACTAGGCTCCATTATGAACCTGCAAAAAACCCAAGGGCTGTAAGAGTTGCCCGAATTTCTTCCAGTTGTGCAGAAAAGGCGTTAAACGCCGTTACAGTAGAGAAGCCTATTCCTGTGGTGGTTGCTGTGGTTAGCGTCAAGGCTGTCTGGCTAGAGCCGGACCTTTGCGCTATTGGCGTTACACCATGAAAAGCAATCTTTTCAGTGGTGCTCGACCCCATATTGCAACCATCAGGATTGCCGTCTGAAAGTTCTTTAATTAATGACATTTACTGTCCTCCTGATAATGGGGAGCTATAAAAGCCTCCCCGGTAAAAGTTATCCGGTCACTCTGCAAGAGAGTTCCGGTCTGATTGTCTTAACACCGTAGTACACATCAACCCTACATGGGAAGGCATCGTTATTGATGTCATAATCCCTTATAAGTCTCAGTGAAATACCGTCATAGACTTCCCTGTGTGCAAAATCAACACCTGAAGGCATCTGAAGATCAGCCGTTACCAGCGTATGAGCATCCCTGTGGAATACCATGTTTTGAGGGTAAGAAGCTTCCGCAGTACCGACAAAGGTTACTCCTACACCGTCTGCTGGGAGTGCCGTAACGGTTTTCTTTGCACCCGATGAATACAGAGTAGGGCTAATAGGAATATCAATCTCATTGCTCGATCCGGTTGTGTCAGCCGTAACAACAAATTGCTGAAGACTTCCAGTGTCCTGTCCGGTTTCAGGGTTAACAGCATTTACACCGACAATGGTGAAAATATCACCCTGTTTGACCGTCGGAGCTGAGTCAGTAAAGGCATCAACGGTTACTACTGCATCACCTTCGGAAACGCCACCTGGCTCATCTACCAATGTGGTCCCGGCAAATGCTCCGTTGGTGTGAGAATTGATATTCTGGCTCATGTTGAAATCAAAGCCAAGACCTCTCCCCATCATACCACTAACATACTGCTGTTTGATGTGGTCGCTGGACTGAAAAAGTCCTTTGAGAGCATCAACGGTACTCGCCTGCGCTGCGGGGTTCATAATAAGCCCCCTGTTGTTGTCCCTCGGGGTTGCAAACTCATCAAGCTTTTGACCACCCTGGAGCCATACAAGTGCTGTATTCGGCGTTGTTCCGGCTGTTCCTACCTGATTGTAGGTATTCCGGTACATTTCCTGAAGAAGATCAAAGTCCACCGTTGATGCGAGTCTTGCCATAGCAGGCTCGATGATCCTTGAAGAGAAATCATCAATGCTCATGGTAAGGTCTGCGGCGGTGAAGTTCATAGCAACATGTTTCTGTGTTGCTACGGTCAACGTGACCTGCTCTTCCTCAGTATCCTGCACCTGAAGCGTTGCGCCACTACTTACGACGTATCTGTTTGGCAAACGGATCTGAAGGGTAGTACCGATCTTCTCCGTCTTTGCAAACCTGTCGTCGTACTGACGTGTGACCAAGCGGCAAGCAACAAGGTTGTTGTGTAGAATCCTTAATGCTTTCCGAGTGATCTCGGTTTTGGTTAATATCGTATTCGACATTTTCGTTTATCCTCCATATCGTTTCCGGTCCTCCGCATCTTCTCTCGCCATCCATTCATCCATGCTTTCTTCGTCATGGTCTCTTTTCGGCGTTACATCCCCTCCTCCCCCTCCGGGGTTTATGGGTTGCGGGGCCTTGCTTATGTTTTTACTTGCGAGAGGTTGAGACATCGTTGCGACGATTTTACCAAACTCAATACCTTGCTGTGCGGTTGGCATAGTACCTATCCTTGCTGCCTCCGTAGGATTATTGCCAAGGAAAAGCGCAACGTCCGGGCCTTTTTCACTTGCGTAGAAAAGATCAACCATATTCTGATTGTAGTGTTTCATCACTTCCGGGTTTTTCGCCACCTTGTCAAAATCCTTATTAGACCCCCTTAGAATATCCGCCCTTTCTTCAAAGGTAGCGATATTTTCTTCTCTGGTTGTCTCGGCATTGACTCGATCATTACGAACTGTATTCTCATGGTCCCTTGCGTCGAGTTTCCAATCCGTCAAAGCTTCTTGGTAATCCGCCATATCTTCAAAGTTGTCAATGTTCGGCTTTGACTTAGTAAAGGCATATGGATCTTCTGTAACAGTTTCACCCTTTGCCTCTTTAAGCTCCCTTTCTAGCCTATCACCACGCTCTTTTTCAGTGCTTTTTTCACGGACAAGCTTATTGATTTTCGCATTGACTTTTGCCTGCCCTTTTTCACTGAGTTTCCCTGCTTCTGGCGTAATTCCATCGTCTGTCTCAACCTGTTCCTCTTCTGGGGTGGGCGTGACCTCGCCTGCTTTTTCTCCGCCCGGTGTTTCTTCTTCAGGGGGTGTGCCTGACTCTAATTCTCCACCCGGTACTGCTTCCTCCCCTTCGGGAATTATTACTTCTTCAGCCATTTTTGTATCTCCTCTTAATTGAGTATTAAAATCCCTGCCATTATCCCCGACAGTGGGGGTAATAAAAATATTTCGATTGTCAAAGAACTGCTATTGTCCAAGCGGTAAAGGTATTTGCTGTCCTGGTGCGCCGCCCCCCGGTTGTCCTTCTTCCGGTTGTGCCTGAAATAAAGCTGCGATTTCTTCTGAAATCTGTTTAGCCTCCGGTATATCCATAACTTTTGCAATTCTCGGTATGATTGCCGGTGCTGTCATTGGAGCAAACTGTAAGATTCCAAGTAGACTATCCGCTATTTGAGTTCTCTTTGTTGCATACGACGGTCCTGAATCAGGCACTACGTCATATCGCCCA